GATCGTTTCCAAGAAAGAGACGGCTTCTACTTCAACTATGTCCAACCTTTCCAACACTTCTCCAACACCCCCGCTGATGGTATCAATGTCTACAGCTTTGCCCTCAAACCTGAAGATCACCAACCAAGCGGCACATGCAACTTTTCCCGTATTGACAATGCTACCCTTCAACTCACCCTTGGTTCCGCTAACCAAGTCGGTGATACCGCTTACCTTTCCAACACTCTCGGTGGTGCCAACGGTAACAGCTTATTAAACATCTACACTGTCAATTACAATGTCCTCCGCGTCATGAGCGGTATGGCTGGCGCAGCTTACTCCAATTAAATTATTTTTACCATTTTTTACATCATATTATCATCAAAAATATTATACAAATAACATTTTTGATAATTTTACATCATAATAACTTTTCAATCAAAAATTAAAAAAAAAATTGCTAAAAATATATAAAGACATAATACCTATAATATTAATGCAAAAGAGTATCGAATACAATAAAACGGAACAATGTTTCTTACTTAATAAAAAAATAAAAATAGATTCTGAGTGTGTTGAAAATGTAGTTGGAAAAAGAAATCTTGAAGATTTAATTAAATTAGAAGATAATTTATATTATTATAAAAATAAATCATTGATTGAAATACTTTATAATATTTCAAATTATAAAGAAATTAAATTTAAAAATAAAGATACAGATGATTATAGAAAAAATAATTTAGAAATTAAATTAAATGATCCTATAAAATTTAATGAACCTGTAAATGTAACAATATTAGAATACGGATCTCCAAAATTAATTACATCTGGAGCATATTCTGGACAATATAGAAATATGTATTGGAAAGTTAGAGATTCTAAAAATATTGAATATTATATAATGCATATTAATGATAATATTTATACTAAGTTTTCTGCTGAAGATAAAAATATTGTATTGAATTTTAATGATGAAAGACCTACATGGTATTTACATTCAGCTCAATATATTGCATCAATGTTTTTAAAAGAAGACAAAAAAATTACTGTTTATCTTCATCAATATATAATGGATGTTCATTTTGAAGATAATACAAATATGAAAAAAACAGTTGATCATATTAATCGTGATAAACTAGACAATCGTAAAGACAATTTACGCTTAGCTAATATGTCAGAACAAAATAGTAATAGAGATAAACAAAAAAGACAAAAAAATGCATGTGATTTACCTGAAGGTATTCAACAAAAAGATTTACCAATACATGTTTGTTATCATAAAAGATGTTATGATAAAGAAAATAATTCATGGAGAGAGTTTTTTACTATTGATAAAAGACATCCGAAATTAGATAAATCATGGGCATCATCAAAATCAAATAATGTAAGTATCAAAGAAAAGTTAGAACAAACAAAGCTTAAATTAAAACAATTAAATGGTGAAATAACAAATGAAGAATATAAGAAAATTGCTGAACCAAATTTTAAATTATTCAAAGGGTTACGATTATCAATCGATAAAAAATACAATAAATATAAATTTGAATATGAAAATAGATCAATTAAACCATGTATTAATTATAAAATGGTATTAACTCATAATGATTTACAACTAATGATAGATAAATTTATTGATCTACTAAACGATAAATATAAAGATAATAAAGAATATAACAAAATGGCTTATTATAAATTAGAAAAACCAGTATTATTAGATTTTTCAAATGTAAATAATGAAATTATTGAAGATGATTTTTTATCTGAAACTAATAATGATATATCAGATAGCACGGAAAATGTTGTAACAAACACATATGATACCGTGCATAACTCTAACACAGTTCTAGAAAATGTATCAACCCAGACCAATAAATACACAACTAAACCAGATCTACCAGATAACTTCTCACTCTATAAAGAAAAAGACTGCTTTTATCTATCATTTAGTAAACATATTAATAAAATTAGATATAATAAAAAATTTATTATGAAATGCATGTGTATTCAAACAGAATTGGATAGATTGATAGATGAAATAAATGAATCATATCCTGATTTGAATATTCAAAAATATACAGTTAAGAATCCATATGATTTTACTGATAATAAACCATTAAAAGAAAATAATAAACCAGTACTACCAGATAATTTTAGTATTTGTCATGTAACTGGTAAAGATCATATTCAATTTAGTAAAACAATAGATGATAAAAAAATATCTTATAAAAAAGTGATTAAATCATATGATTTACAAAAAGAACTAGATAATTTTGTAAATTATTTGAATCAAGAATATAAATTAAATATAACTGAACAAAAAGTAATTGATTTAAATAATTGGAAAACCAGTAATAAAGTTAAGTGATATTAAATGTAATACTAACTATATTATGCTTTGCAATTTGGCGGAGCAAAATTATTGCATCACGCTGTATTAAAACTTATTGTATTCTTGCTTTTGCTTTATGAAACCAAGATTGATTTTATACAATTATTATCAAAACAAATTATACAATATTTTTAGTTGTTGTATCATATAATATTTACTCATGAATCTTCGGGAGCAAATAAATATCATCGATATATAGACAACCATTTTTAACTTTTTAAATGCTAAAACATCTTAAATCATAATTATTAATAATAAATAATTAACTTTTTAATTGATGGAATAATAACTAAAATTTGTTTGCTTTATATGCTGAAAAAGCAAACAATTAATGCAATATTTTAATATTATTCTTTTGTTTTTAATAATCAAGTTCATCTTTAAAGACACGTTACTATATATATTTAATGAATAATCTTAATATTGTTAATTTAATTGAAAAAAATCCAATTACAAAACTTACAAATACTTATAATAATAAATTATTAATTAAAATTAAAGAAAATTTTACTGATGCACAACAACAACTATTTATTTCATCATTTTATTGTTATCTTAATTATAATCAAACTACTGATTTTGTAATTGATTTAGATAATATATGACAATGGTTAGGATTTAATCAAAAATACAATGCAAAACGGGCACTAGAAACATTCTTTACTGTTGATATAGATTATAAAAACATGGTCCTCAGAAATGAGGGGCAAGTTTTGCATGGCGGTCACAACAAAGAAACTATCATGTTAAATATTAAAACTTTCAAACTATTCTGTATTAAAGCTGCAACAAAAAAAGCAAATGAGATTCATGAATACTTTATTAAATTAGAGGAATTATTACAAACTACACTTCATGAAGAATCAAATGAACTAAAATTACAATTGGATCAAATTAAATTAGATTATAATAATAAATCAACAGATATTACTGCAAAAGAACGAGAAAAAATATTATTAAGAGAATTTGGTTCAATTGGTGCTATTGTATACATAGCAAAAGTAAAATCATATACAAATGGTGAATATGTTATTAAGATTGGTGAAAGTCGTAAAGGCATTACAGCTAGATATAATGAACATAAATCTAGTTATGATGAAATATTATTATTAGATTGTTTTATGTGCAAGCGAAGTAAAGATTTTGAAATTTTTTTACATAACTATGATAAAATTAAATTTAATAGAGTATCAGATTTACAAGGGCATGAAAATGAACGTGAATTATTTTTAATTGGAAAAAATTTATCATATAGAATGCTACTTGATATTATAAATATGAACATTAAACATTACAATGAATTTGATTTTGAAAAATTCTATGAAGAAATTGAATCAATAAAACAACTTATTGTATCACCTATTCAAGATAATAATTATGACAATAATTATAATTCGTTACAAGAACTAATTAAGATTAATAAATTATTATTAAATAAAGTAGAAAATCTTGAAAAATCTAATAGAGAAATATTAGAAAAATTAAATAGTAATCAAACAAGAACAACAACTAGATTTAATGAACCATTATCAACAGTTGGACCGCGATTACAACAAATTAATCCAGAAACAATGAAATTAGTAAAAGTATTTGAAACTGTTTCTGAATGTCTTAAACTAAATAATAATTACAAAAGACCTAGTATTGATAAAGCAGTTCGAGAAAATATTATTTATCATGGATTTAGATGGTTATATGTTGACAGAGACCTTGATCCAAATGCTATTTATTCAATTCCTCCAACAAAACAAACTAAAATTCAACATAATGACTTTATTGTAAAATTAAATCAAAATAAAACAGAAATATTAAATATATATTTAGATCGTAAAACAGCAAGTATTTCAAATGGCTATAAATCTGATTCCTCGTTAGATGAACCAGTAAAATCTGGATCATTAACAAAAAATAATTATTATTTATTATACAATGATTGTCCAGATGAATTGAAAAATAAATTTATTGAAAAAAATGGTGAACCAATTTTATATAAAGATGGTATTGGACAATATGATAGTAATAATAAATTAATTAGAGAATTTACTTGTAAAAATAATTGTTGTAGAACAGTTGGAATTAGTGATAAATCATTAAGAAAAGCATTAGAAAAGAATATAATGTATAATAATTATTATTATAAATATCTTGGAAGTAAATTACAAATGTATAATGAAGTTAATAATTCAAATATTGAACCGGTTGATTTAAAACCAGTAATGCCAACAAATTTTAGCATTTGTCATGTTGGTGGAAAAGATCATATTCAATTTAGTAAAAGAATAAATAATAAACTATATTCTTATAAATCAGTAATTAAATCCTATGATTTACAAAAAGAACTAAATACATTTGTTAATTATATTAGAAAAGAACATAAAATAAATTTAACAGATCAAAAAGTAGTTCAACTAAATAATTGGAAAACCAGTAATAAAGTTTATTGATTTTTTATTTTTAATTAAAAAAATTACAATCACTATACTTTTGCTTTTGAAAAATAAAAGCAAAATCATAATTATGTTAACAAAACAATTGTGAATACTCTAATTTTATTTAATAAAATACTACCTATAATTTACACAAAATTTACAAAAAATAATCGGTTGTTTAATATTTATGATGAAAAATCAACTATATAGTACTTTCTATACAGAGAAAACACTAACATACCATCCGTATATGTAATCGCTACATATTATTCAAATCGTGAAATATGTAAAAAATTTCAAATGTCTGTATTATCATTAAAAAAAGCATCCGAAACTGGTAATCTACATCATGGTTACAAATGGAAAATAATATTATAATAAATTAATTTATAATTTATTATAATGTTTAAACATGGTATAAAATATAAAACAGATAAAATAACTCATCATGGTTATGAAAGATTTTATGATTTTTATTTGAATTATTATAAATATAAAAAAATTAAATTATTTGAAATTGGTATTGATGCTGGGAGATCACTGAAAATGTGGAATGATATGTTTCAATCTGGACAAATTTATGGTATGGATATTGATCATGAATATGAACACGAAAAAGGTAAAATTTATAAAGGTGATCAAAATTCAAAAAAAGATTTAGATAAAATTATCAAAGAACTTAAAAATGTCGATATAATAATAGATGACGGCAGTCATAAACCAGAACATCAATTATTCACATTTAATTATTTATTTAATAATTTTTTAAAATTTGATGGCTTATATATTATAGAAGATATAGAAACTTCATATTGGAAAAATAGTAAATTATATAATTACAAAATTGATGCTGGGTACGATAAAAAAAATAATATTGTTAAAATCTTTCGTGAAATTGCTGATATTGTTAATCGTGAATTTTTAACACCTGAAAATATAAAAACTATTGAAAATTATAATAATTTTGATGATAATATATTAAAATATATATCCTCAATTACCTTTGGAAGCAATTGTATAATTATAAAAAAAATGTCAAAAGATGAATACAAAAAATATGGTAACCGAGTTTATCGATTTCGAAGTAATATCACGAAAACCTAAAAAAACCGTGCGCCTGGAATAATGAATCCCGGACGCCCACCCAGCACAATACCAGATGGACCACCGCCAATCACAACTCCCGATGGACCACCAAGCACAATACCCGATTGGCGACCATAAATTGGCATAGCTGGACCAGTCGAAGCAGCAACTTGAGCCCCTCCAGTCACCAGAAAAGTTTTACCCGTCACAGGATCACGAATGATCGAACCCGGAGGACCGTGGATACCGTTAATGTATTGAGTGCTCATGTTGTTATGTTATAATTCTTATTTATCAACGGGACTGTCATAGAATATTTTTTTCAATTTTTTATTATACAGAATATATTCTCTATAATAAATGATTCAGAAGTGAATAATTATAATTTTTAGGCAAATAAATTAATTGGAAATAATTTATCACCATTGTCATAAGTTAATTTTGGTAATCTTAAATATTTAACAAAAAAAGATTTATCAATATAAGGGAACAAATCATTTCTATTTTCAATTTCAGTGCCACATCCATCTTTTCTAAAGCCAGTAAATTTTTCAACACCTAGTAAAAATACAATTAAAAGTAAAAGTATTATTATACTTATTTCTTTAATATTCATATATATACTATAAAATTGAAAATAAATAATTTAAAAATTAATTTTATAGTAAAATGAATTTAATTCAAGTTTGTTCAGATATACACTTTGAACGAGGTGATTTGTATATTAATGATTTTATAAATATAATACAAAAAAATGCTGAAATACTAGTTTTAGCTGGTGATATTGGTGATCCATTTTCAAACATATATTATAAATTTATTGAATATTGTTCTGAATTATTTAATCATGTATTACTTATTACTGGCAATCATGAATATTATAATTATAGTATTAATGAAGTAGATAATAAAATTAATAAAATTTGTGATAATTTTATTAATGTTCATTATTTGAATAATAAAATTTTTAATTACGATGGGTTATTTTTTATTGGTTCAACATTATGGTCAAATATACCGGAAAATACTAAAATGACTGATTTAATGACAATAAAAGATTACCATAAAATTAAAGACTTTAATCCAATTACATCTAATAATCTTTTTACTAGAAATTTAGAATTTATTGAAAATAGTTTAAATAATAATATTAACTGCATAGTTATTAGTCATCATGCACCATCTTATAAATGTATACCTAAAGAATTTCAAGGTGATTCAGTTAATTGTTGTTTTGCTTCTCACTTGGATGATTTACTAAGTCATCCAAATCTATTAGGATGGATTTATGGACACACACATAATAATTATATAGAATATACAGCAACTAAATTTGTATACAGTAATTGTTATAGAACAAATAATTATATATCTAACGGAACTGTTCTATAATATTACTTTCTGTTATATTATTTGGTGTAATACCTTCACCTAATGGATATTTAATTAATGAAAATTGATTAACATCTTCTTCAATAATATTATTATTATTATCTTTGTTTATAATTTTTTTAACAATCTTATTCACATCTTGTTTAAATATAACCCATTTGTATTCACCATAACGATCCATTTTAATTAATAATTCACCTTTATTAAATAAAGGACGGTTTGTTAAATTTATTAATTCTTTTTCTGTTTTCATTAAGAAAGTACCAACACGATTATTTAAAAATTTTCTGAAATATGTGTAAAAATAATTTTCAATATTCTCATCAGTATGATTATTAATACTTGATATCAAACTTAATATATCTTCATCTGGTGGTAAACCGCCTTGTAATTTTAATTCAGTATTTAATGTATCTCTATTAAATAAATCTTTGAATTTATTATAAATTAATTTTTTAAAATCAAAAGCAATATCTGGTAATATAACTGCAGTATCATCTGTTTTTTTCTTATCTTTATTTATTTTATCATTATTAGCAGGGAATAATTTACTTGATTTAATTTTATAGTCACCAGATTCAACATCAGCATATTTTGAATCAAATAAAACTAAATAACCATAATTAGGTACATAATATTCTAAATCATCTATTTTATAAATCCAATAATTAGTTGTATTTGGTTCATAATATAAATCTTTAATATAAATATTATTTTTTAATGATAATTCATCAAAATATATTTCTTCTTTTTGTAAAATATATAATATATGCATTAATTGAAATAATACTGATTCCCAAACTTCTTTTTTATGAAAACCTGTTGCAATCATTTTCTTTAATGATCCACTAGTTTGATATGTAGGTGATGCCCATGAAATAAAATTATTAGTAGGCGCTTCAGTTAATAATATTACACTTTTACCAGTATTTACTTTAATATTAATAGCTTCTAATGATAAAATATTTTTTTTAATGTAACCAACAATATCATCTGAATTCATTTCACCCGGATAAGGATCATATTTGCCATTATATTTAAAAATAATAAAAGGATATGAACTTATTTTATATTTATTGCTTATAGGTATGTAATCAGGATGAGAAAAATTTAATTTGTTTATTGTTATATTTTTTTTATATGGCTCTAAAATTAATTCTATGCTTGAAATATGTGTATTGAAACTGCTATCATTAATTTTTTCTAAAATGTATATTTCTAATTTTGTATCGTCTAAAAATATAAATTGTTTAGTCTTTTTAATATCTTCAACACGTTTTTTTTGTATTTCAGCTAATTTTGACCAATGAATATTTGATAATTCATCTTCTTTTCTTAAAATAGGTGCAATAAAATTAGGAGATAATTTCTTTTTTATTATTTCATCTCTAATATGATTATAAAATTTAATTTCTCTCCATAAATCATAATCAAAATTATCAATATCAGCTTTTAATTTACTACCTTGTGCTTCACCATATGTTAAAGGATATAATCTAACATTAACACCGTGAGCATTTTTTGATATAAATATATTATCTTTTGTTTCATCGTATCTAATTGGATAAGCAGCATTGTATATTAAAAAATTAGAACCTAAATCCAAATAAGGATTTTTATCCAATGAATAAGGATTTAATTTGAGTAATTTAATAGATGATAATAATGAGTTTTTACCACCAGTTACATTCATTGATTCACCATCAATATTATTATTAATTAAATTTCTCATAAAATTAATTAATTGTGTTCTTTCATATGTTGTAGTAAAAGAAAATGATCTAGGATCCCCAGGAATAATATCTTCATAAACACGACTAATAGTTGTAAAATCATGTAAAGGATTAGCTAAACTAATATTATATACTTTTTGCATAGGTTTATTATATCCCGGATTTGGTATGTGTGTAAATGGTACAGCAATTGATTCACCGGCAGTGTTATACAATGGAACATATGCTGGTGGTAGTTCTGGTTTTGGTTGTGTTTGTTTAGAAACATCGTATACTTTTTGTTCTAATATAACTGGAGGTGTTTTAACTGGTTGTTTATCATCTTCTGCCTTTTTAAATGTATTACGTTGATCATTTGTTCTAAAAGGATCATTTTTTTCACTTTTATAAGGAGCCACAGATGGTTTATCATTACCACCTACCATATTTTTAACATGATGTCTATTTATTTTAGTTTGTTGTCCCAATATAGATTCATAATCAGAATCTAAACTATATTGTGATTCATTAATAATTTTTCGATTTGATTCAGATTTATTTTCTTTTCTAACTATTACTGAATTATCATCTTCTAAAGCTCCTATATTTCTAATTCCATTAAATGATTTTGATTTTTTTTGTTTCAATTCATTAAAATACTCGTCATTTAATAAATTTTCTATATTATTATTTTTCATATCTCTTAATTTAGTCAGGAAATTTTTTGAACATAAATCAATATTTTTATTTAATTTTAAAATATCATTAGCTAAAGTTGCTAAATCACTTGAGGTTTTAGTATCTAATGGTTTAATACTTGAATCTTCAAAATTTGTTATTTTTATTTCATATATTTCATATGGTAAATAATAAGTTTCACCATTAAATTTATATATTTCATAATCATTACTAACAATTTCTTTATTAATATAAACAAAAATGTTACACAATGTTAAATTATTATGTGTAAAGTATTTATATTTATTTTTAATAACTAATAATGTGTGAATAATTTTAAATAATAACAATCTATAATTTATACAACGATAAAGATCATTCGGACATTTAACTACGCTTTTACAAACTGGTTCTGAATCATTAACATCATTTAAAACTAATGATAAATCAATAATATATTTTCTTAATGTTGATATATTATAAAAACATTCACGTAATTTAAAATTTATTTTAATATTTTTATTTTTTTCTAAAAAATTATTATATATATTGGGTAAATCTATGCTTTCTAATATATTTCTTATTCTATTTATTTCTACATCACTGTTAAATATTGGTAATAATATATGTTTTGTTTTTTTTAATAAAACTAATTCACTTAAAATATAAGAAATATAATTGTCATTATATGATTTTTTTGATAAACTTAATTTTATTAATGATGGAATATTATCTGTTATAATTCTCAAATATATATCATCATCAATATTAAATAAAAACTGCATTTTTTGTTTAATTATTTCATCAATATAAATATTTTTACCTAATAATTCTATATCTGATGTTTTAATTTTATCAATAATAATTGGATAAATTTCATAATCTTCATTCAAATCATTATGTATATAACTGTACAATAAGTTTATTTGATTCATTATTAATATTTTAGATATTAAATTTCTAATAAATCTAAATTATATTTATAATTTTTATTATGAAAATAAATATCAAACAAATAAATTAATCTAATACAATATGATTCAAAATGAATTATATTTCGCGTACCTTGAGACAAACGTAATTCAAAAATTGACGTTATTTCAATTATATTAATTTTCAAAGTCAAATTATCTACTTTATTTAATAATTTTATCATTATATTTCTAATTATTGATTGTGTTGATATATTTGTAATAAATAAATTATAAAATATTTCCCGGCATTTTTTAATTACATATAAACATTTATTGTTACTATAATTTTTTTTATTTAATATCATCAATACAATAGATTCGCATAAATGATCCCATGTTTTTTCATAAGTTAAATTGTATTTTTTTAATTCTAATAACCAAATGGCAGTATTTATTTTATATTCACAATTTTCTATAATCTCATTATATTCATGTGATTTTAATTTTATATTTTCATATTCTGTTATTTTTAACAAAATATCTAATATTTGTTCTGATGAAGGTAATTTTGTTCTTAATAAAATACATCGTGATCTTATCGGCTCTATTATTTTAGATAACTGATCACAAATAAAAATAAATTTACAACTATCTGAATATTTTTCCATTGTTCTTCTTAATGAAGCTTGTGCATAATATGATAAATTATCTAACTTATTAATTACAACAATTTTAAAAAGTTTTTTGTATTTTAAGATATTTAATAATTCTGTTTTTGCATAGTCTTGAATAATTTCTTGTATTAAATATTTATCAAAACCATTTGAATTAGGTTCAATAACTATATGGTATTTTGATTGTTTAATATTTACTTTTGTTTTAGTATTACCGTAACCATTAATTACATATTCAATATCTTTTAATTCAATATTATTTTTACCATATATATTTTCTAATATAATATTTACCAAATTTTCTTTATTAGAATTCAAAGACCCATAAACAATCAAATGTTGAAAATTTGAATATTTCCATACACCTCTTTCTAAATCCTCAACTATTTTATGAAATTCTTCTTTTGGTTTTTTTATAACTTCATTGATATTATTATATATAATATTATGACTGTTAAAACTATCTAATATTTTGTTAATAATCGGTTGTTGTGATGTTGCTTCCGATGATAAATAATTGTATTTATCGATTAAGAACATTAAATAATCATATCAAGGTTCTTTTAAGTGGATTTTAATTATAACTATTTAAATATTTATTTATTAATTATAATAAATGATTATTAAAAACATTAATGATACTTATTTAAATTATATTGATAAAGATGTAGAAATCAATGGTTGGGTTCAAACAATTAGAAATCAAAAAGATGTAAGTTTTATTAAAATCACTGATGGGTCATCACCGTCATCAATTCAATTAGTTATTGATTCTAAGATTAGTACTGATAATATTCATACTGGTACATCAATTAACGTTAAAGGAACATTAATTAAATCTCCAGCACAAGGTCAAACATTTGAAGTTCAAGTAAATGAATTAAATATTTTAGGTAAATGTGATCCAAATGATTATCCATTAGCAAAAGGTAAATTACCATTAGTTTATCTTAGATCTTATCCTCATATTAGATTTAGAACTAGTACTTTTGGATCTGTATTTAGAATTAAATCTGCAATTGATTTTGCAACTCATTTATTTTTTAATAATAATGGTTATCTTAAATTGGATCCTAATATCTTAACTGTAGGAGAATGCGAAGGAGGTGCCGGGGTCTTTCAAGTGACTGAAAATGATATTACTTATTTAGATAAATTACCATATATTGAAAATATTGTATTAAAAGAATCAAATGTAGCAAATGAGAATGCACAAGCATATAATGATATTGATATTATGCCAAACTGGGTCAATCCTTCAAAAGCCAAAGAGAAAAAATATGATTGGTCTAAAGATCATTTTAGTAATCCAGTTTATTTAACAGTTAGTTCACAATTACAACTAGAAGCAATTAGTTGTGCATTGGGTGCTGTATACACAACAAATAAATCATTTAGATCAGAACATTCAAATACTAATAAACATTTAAGTGAATTTACTCATTTAGAAATTGAAAATACTTTTATTAATTTAGATGATTTAATGGATGTCGGAGAAAATTATATTAAATTTATTAGTAATTATTTATTAGAAAACAAACTAGATGATTTACAGAATTTAGATAATTTTATATCTAAAGGTATCATTGAAAAAATTACAAAATTAGTTAATGATGATTTTATTAGATTAGAATATAAAGATGCAATTGAATTAATTCAAAAACATATTGAAATTAAATTTGGCGATGATCTATCTTCAGAAGCCGAAAATTTTTTATGTGAATATTATGATAATAAACCCGTATTTGTTAAAAATTGGGATAAATCAATTAAAAGTTTTTATATGAAACAAAACGATGATGACATTACATGTGCTAATTTTGATTTAATAATGCCATATAAAGTCGGCGAACTTATTGGTGGAAGTATGCGCGAAGAAAATTTAGATAAATTATTAAATATGATGAAAATTAAAAAAGTATCAGTTGAACCATTACAATTTTATTTAGATTTACGACGCTTTGGGACAGTTCCACATGGTGGTTTTGGACTAGGATTAGACCGAATGTGTATGCTATTTACGGGAATGGAAAATATTCGAGATGTGATACCTTTCCCAGTTGCATATCAAAATTGTAAATATTGAAAAATAAAAATTGATATTTAATATTAATAAAAATATTAATATTAAATAAATGAAATCTTTAGACGAATTTGCGAAACATAGTGTAACAAATGAGGATAAATTACAAGAACTAATTGATGTTTTATTGTCTATAAAAATTAATAATAAAATGGATATTTTGGATATAAATGAATTTTGTCTAAGAAACAAAATTGATCAATCAAATATATCGATTGAAAATTATAATTTAGAATTAAGTGAAATAAAAATAAATAAACCATGTATTAACTGTTCACGTACCAGTATGTATACAGATAAGATTAATAATTATTGTTGGATACATTGTCAATTATTAACTGAATAAAAATTGATTATTATTTTAATAAAAAACATTACTATGAAAAATGAAAAAGTCAAAAGAACTCATACTATTTCAAACTGAAATACAAAATAATATTAAAAATATTGATCTATTAATTGGTCAATATTTAAAAAAAATTAAAAAAGAATTTGCACAAATTATTATTGAAGAAAAAAATAAATTATTATTAAAAATTGCGGAAGGTGAAAATATAGATATCAATGCTTTAAAAAGTAAATATTTGAAATCTAAAGAATTAACATATGATGATAAATCAGATGAAAATACTACAGAAGAGGTTGAACAACTATTAGAAAAAATTGTAATTGATGGTAAAACATTTTATTATGAAAATAAAGAAAAAGGTAAAGTTTTTGATGATAAAACAAATGAAATTGGAGTTTATAAAAACTCATCATTCACTTTTTATTAGTGACCCTATATATTTTGGTATTAATTTTCTTTTATTCCATCCAGAACAACAATACTTAGTTCCTGGTAAAATTGGATGATGACAACAAGCATATGGAAATGGACAATCACTATCAACTATACATTCTTTACGATTTCCATTTTTATCTACAATCCATTTGGTCCATGGTAAACGTAATTCTGGAAATACATCTAAAATTCCCGGTAAGTTATTTAACTTGAATGGATTAGAAATAAAAAATACTAAATATATAATAAACATATAATAAACTAGACTTTTTGATTTATTAATTCAATTAATCGTAGTGTTGATTTTTTACTCCAATTTGATTTTTTCATAAAATTATCAACATTGCTATCATCAAGTTGAGTCTTATAAAATTTATCAAAAAAATTTTTTAAATTATCATATCCTCCTAATAACATGCTGCCTTTTTTACTTCTTCTTTTTAAATACACTTGTGGATAAGTTTTAATTAAGTCAGTTTTAAATTTATCTATATCTACTCTTGATATTCTATTTATTTCAACATTTTTAATATTATAATTATTAATTAAATCAGCAGCAGAATTACTGTAAGGGCAATCTTCTAAAAGAACTAAATGTAGATAATAATCATCAACTTTAGAAGAGCTTGAATTCATTATTATTATATATATTTTTTTTATAAAATTAATTTATAAAGAATAATTTCTATTTTTATCTAATATGGCTGGAGGATTATTACAATTAGTAGCAACTGGGAGTAAAGATGCTCCATTAACATATAATCCAGAAATTACATTTTTTAAAACTGTTTATAAAAAATACACAAATTTTGCAATACAACAAACAGTTAAAAATTTAGGTTTGAAAAATTTCGGAACCTATAATAATTATAAAATTGATAGAACTGGTGATTTATTACAATCTATGTATTTTAAAATTAATATTCCTTCTTTTAATATTATTAAAAATAATATTAGTCAAACATCTAATACATATTTAAATATAAATACATTAGAAATAATCTATAATAATGAAACAGCATATATATATTATTTCAATAATAATTTTTATATAATACCAAATTATATTTTTAAATTATATAACTATAATAATTATAGTGTAAATATACCAAATACTGAAATCATTAATAATTTATTACCAGAAGTAATAAAAC